TAAAATCGGAAAATGAAATTAAAAGTGATTAGGTGGCGGGCAGTGACCAGCCGCCCGCCTGGTTTAGGGATTTTCACCCTTCCGGAGCTATGATGAGTCACCGATTGACTCGATGACCAGGTGTGGGGGAGGGAGTGTCTCCTCCCCCGGTTGGTGTCAGTCTATGGATTATTGTTACTCTATGCCGTAGGCATCGATGGTTCCAGCGATCGAGGTCCCGGCGACGTCGATCGAGATCGAGCCGTCGGTCTGGAGGAACCTGCCGCTCTCCACAGGCCCTATACATGCCCTCTCAGCTCCACCGGCGGCGGAGAAGACGAGGTCGCCCTGGTCCCTCAGATAAGCAGGTCCAGCGGTCCCGGCCACGAGCGTTATCGTATCCCCGGCGGTGGCCGCGGAGAGCTCGAAGCTCAGGATCAGGTAGCGGTAGGCGTCGGCCCCGGCGATCGTGTGGTCGTTGTCTTTGTCGATCGTGTCGGCGGTCTCGTGGTTGTTGAAGGCCCCGTCGAGGGCGTTAACCGTGATTGCACTTCTTACCATTTTTCAGCCTCCTAGCTCTTCGCGGTGGTGATCAACCCGAGACACGCAGGCCGTACAACCTTCGCACCGTAGACGCTCAAGCCCTTGATCGCATCCGCAAACCTCTTGGGGGGCCGGTAGCCTTCCGTCTTCAGGATCTGCACCGCGAGAGTTGCCCCGGCGTTGGTTCCGCAGATTACCTTGTAGTGGTCGCCGTTCGTGTTTTTGACGTTGTGGGATTCGAGCACGTCGAACCCCCCGATTCTGCCGATGAAGCCGTTCTTGAGGGCGTCGGCGGAGGTGGCCGGAGCTGCGGTAAATCTCGCATCCGACAGTAGCATGGTCGTCCACCACGGCGGGATGACTATCCACCGGCCCTGCCTGGGGACCTTGGAGTCGGAGAGCTTCTCTCCTATTTCGAGGATGTAGTCGTAGACGCAGGTTCCCGCTGTCGAATTTGGCACGATGTCGGAGTCGTCGGAGCCGAGCAAGTTGTCTTCGGAGACTCCGGCGATCAGGATATCCCTCACGTACTGGTCTATGGTGTCGGCCAGTTCGTAGGCAGCGTTCTTCATTGCCGCACTCATCACCGTGGGTTTAGCCTGGGCCGCGTCGACGTCGTCGACTGCGAAGTTGTAGTATTTCTCCTGGTCGACAACAAGCTCGGCGGTGGCGGCGATGACGTCCTCGGGGTCCTCGATGTCAACGTTCCTGCTGTAATTCCTGATCGTGACGGTGGAAAGCCCGCCGATCCGTACACGGTCCCCTGCCTGCTTGATATCGCCCTCGTAGTCCTTGTTACAGCATCCACCGTAAACAAGGGCCTTCTGGAGCTCCTCGATCAGTTTTGCGCTCCAGATCGTGGGTATAAAATTTTGTAGACTCATCTCAATGTACCTTCTGCAAGTTGTTTTTCGATCTGTGGCATGTACTCGACGAGCTCTTCAGGTGCCATCGCCTCGACCTCGGCCTTCGTCCAGGTCTTCGGGGAGGTATCCGGCGGATTCGATCCCCGGCCAACGTTTTTGGCGGGTCCGAGTTCCTCCAGAAGCTTCGCAGCATCCGCCCGTATCGCCTCCTCGTCCTCGCCCTGGAGGCGGGAGGCGAGCCCTTCCGGGAGGTGGGTCTCTTTGGCGATCCTCGCTCTCAAAGCAGTTGTCTCACTTCGCTTGTTTGCGGCCCGGAGGTCGTCGACCTCGCCTTTGAGGGTCGCAATCTGAGCTTTGAGATCGGCATTTTCCGCGATCAGGGTCGCGTCCCCGCGTTTCTCACGGTCTCGTTTGAGTCTCTCGCTAACGATTCTAGAAACGTCTTCTTTGGTAAATAGCTCATCTTCTGCCACTTAAACACATCTCCGCAAGAGTTACCGGTCTCACGTAGCCGTAGTGTACAATAAGGACGAACTTATATTTATAATTTCCCTTTTGTCCACAGAGGGAGACGAGAAGGGGAGCTACGGCTCCTCCATCTCAAGCTTCAACGGTTCATTATCGATAACAGCGACCCGATCGGCTTCGAGCTCCTTCTCGATCGCCGCGAGCTCGGCGTCGATGTCCTTCTCGGTGGCCCCTTCGTCCAGCCTGGACAGAGCCGCCCTCCTGGAGGTGAGCTTCGCAACTGTCCGGAGGCTCTCGACCTGGGCGTTCTCCATGTCGTCGGCGGGAAGCCCATCCCTCCAGGCGATCGTGAGGTTCTCGATCGCCGCCGCCCCGCTCATCCTGGAGGCGATCTCCAGGTCGGCGCAGACCCGGAGAACCTCCTTTAGTTGTGGGTCGATCCTCTGGCGCAGCCTGTTGACCTTTGCCAACGTCGGCAAAGCCAGCCTCTTCAGTGCGGACCCGGACTCTGCGAGCCCGTTCTTTACGTCTCCCAGGATCGCCGGCGAGATCTCCCCCACAGCCCGGAGGTGATCCTCCATTACCTCGATCTGGCGGAAGGCCTCGGCGAGCTCGGCGTTCCAGGTGAGGTAAGAGGGTGCAGTCTCGCCCTCGTTGACGACGAAGACCCGGGACCCGGAGGCGGTGAAGTAGGCCTTGCCTGTTGTGGGGTCGATGGTTACGAGGTTGGCGGGGGCGATCAGCTTCGGGTCGGCGTGCTGGTCCAAGACCCTGGAGATCTGAGCGGCCCTCTTCTCAATCTCGTGGACGATGTCCTCCAGGTCGGTGAAGTCGGACCTTCCGGCCACGGCGTTGGAGGCCTTCAGGTTGTGGATGGGGACGACGAGGAAGTCCTCGATCCCGGTCTCGATCTCGTCGGCGAGGTCCTCGTATCTGGCGATGGTGGCGAGGTCTACGGCCTTCTCGATCTTCCCCTCTTTCAGCTTGTAGAGGCGGTTCTCGATCTTCCCGGGATGATGGATCTCCAGCCGGAGATAGGGCTCGTCCTTCCCGTCCTCGTCGGTGTAGACCGTCCAGGCTAAGATATGAGCCGTAACCTCGGCGGCGTTGTCCGGATTGCATACCGGGAACCAGAGCCGGGGATCGATCGCCTCGATGATCCCGCGCTTGTCGAATCGGATCTTGAAGAGCCCCGTCCCGTACTTGATCAGGTCGACGGTGGCGTCGTAGGCGGTGAGGTGGAACCTGTTGACCTCCAGTATTCGGTCTAAGGCCTCCTGGCCCTTGGAGGCCTCGAATCGAGGCGTCTCTCCCCACAGGAGGTCTGAAAAGAGCGTGCAGATCCGCCGGAACCAGTTAAGATCCATCCCCACCCGGGCGAGCTCCTTGGGGTTCACGTCCTGAAAGACGGCGTCGTGGTCGCCCTCGTAGAGCTTCGAGTACCGCTCATAGGCCTGGAGGCGAGCAGCCTCGGATGTAGGGGGCCACGGCTCACCGGCCCGGAAGATTGAATCTAAGTCAGTGATTGCCATAATTTAGAGTCCTCGTAAATATTTTGTTGCCGATATACCGGAGGGCGTCCATTAAGTCGTCCTTCTCTTTGACGGGCTTATCGAGCCCGCGCTCGGTGGCCGCGTCGTCCCATCGGTAGCCCTCGATCTCCTCCAGGGTCATGGGGCAGTTGGGCTCGACGAGCTTCAGACCCCCCGTCTCGAAGGCGTTGGAGACCCTTGAGAGCCCGTTCAGGACGTCGTTATCGGCTTGCATCACCATCTGGACCCCGGCCCGGAGAAGCTCCAACCTGAACGATTTGGCGGAAGGGTCGACGAGGATCGCCGAGGGGTAGAGCTCGCCTAAGAAGGTCTGGAGGTCCCGCGCTAGTTCGCCGTTGGTGAGGTCGCTCTTCCTGTATTCTTTGTCTATGTACCAGGTCGAGCCGTACCTGAGAGCCCGGAGGTAGGCGGTCGGATGAGTTGCCCCCCAGTCCACCCCCACAACCATCTGAGCCGGCTTCCCTTCCGGTAGGCGGTCGACGCAGTGGAGATCCCGGCGGAAGTTTTTGTAGATCGCCCCTTCTGCCTGGACCCACAAGCCCCGGATGTAGCGGTCGTAGAATAGGCCCGTATACTGGCGCTTCAGCTCGGCGACGTAGGCGGGGTCGAGGTGGATGTTATCCTCCAGGTTGAAATGCCAGCTCCGGAGGTCGAGCTCCGCCTCTCGGTCGATCCATTTCTTCTTAAGGTAGTGGCCCGGCCCCCCGGGGTTCATCGTCCCGAATAACTGAGCCCCCGGCTCGGAGAGTCGAGAGATGAGCATATTCCAAAAGGACTCCGGGATCAGGGTCCCCTCGTCGACGTAGGCAAAGGGGAGGGTCGACCCCGCTATCTTCGTAAAGGCGCTCTCGTCGTTGGCCCCCTCGATAAGGACCGGCCTTCCGTAGATGTAGGCGAGCTTCAGAGAGCGCTTGTAGTCGAAGTTCTCGGTTCCGACGAGGCGCCGGAGATCGTCGAGGACGTTCCTCTCCAGTGCGGTTTGGGTGCGGCCTACGATTAGCGGAGGGCGGGCCGACTTCGATCGGACGAGAGCCTCCAGGAAGCGTATATCGGCGACGATCGACTTCCCGCTCCTTACCGACCCATGCAGAAGATTGACCCGGGATTGAGAGCCGATGATGAAGTCCCGCTGCTTCGGGGTGAGTGGGAGCAGGGTCACTCTTCCGCCTCCTCGTCGGAAGCCTCGCCCCGGAGCATATCGACGAGCTCGAGGATCTCGCCGCCCTTGTTCTCGTCGTGGGGAAGCTCCAGCCTCAGCTTGTCCAGCCCGACAGCCAGCCCGACCGATACGTCTCGGTAGTCCCTCGCCGTCCAGGTGTCTTCGAGGATCTTCTCGCCACGGTCCAGAATCTTTGCGGCTACCGAGGCCCGGCGCTCGGCGGAAGCGTAAGCAGAGGCGAGCTGGGCCCTTTTTAGCTGATCATGCCTAAGCTTCACGATGTCCAGCCCGTTCCTTTCGGCCACGTTGGAGACGGTCCCGGACGATCTCCCCACGATCTTACCCGTCTCTCGTGTGCTCTTCCCCTGCAAGAGGAGAGAGAGGATCTTCTCCTCCTCGTCTACAGGAATTCGTGTCATCTATATACTTTAAGGACAACAGTATATAAATAACTTCCGTTCTATTGTCCTCTTTGTACTCAATCCGGCGGCATATTGAACCCCCTCGAATCGCCCTTCTCCTCCAGGAGATGGATAGCCATCTTCGCTTTATCCGCTGTCCACTCGCTGGGGATGTCATCCATCAGTTGCCGGATGGTGGGGATCTGGCCTCCACCGACTTGGAGATAGTACGCTCGACTCTTCCCGAAGATCCTCGGCGCTTCGGTCTTTTCGGTAGCCGTTGCCGTTTTTGGCTTTGGGGGCGCGGGAGGGCATACTGTCAATCTGTCGGAACTGTCACCACTGTCACCCGTG